AACTTTCAGGTATAGTAATTTGTATTTTGCTCATTGTATAAAATATTTTCCTGTGCGTCTTAGTATCTTATTTAAACATACATATCTAACCGCATCAATAATATGATTGTATTCGTCAACAGGTGTACTAAGCATTTTGCCGTTTTTATCTGTTTTCCATTTATAGTTTCTAAATTCCTTTTGCGCATTCAAGCTGTCGCTTTTGATATGTAGCTTATGTCTACGCATAGTGTCAATACCTACCCTAATACTATCTGCACCTTTTTTTGACGGCTTTATATTAAAACCCATTCGGTGTATAGTCTCTATACTTTTAGGTTCTGCACTATCTGCTATTATTTCGTCGTGCCTACCTACTCCGTACTCAGTTAGCTTTTCTGCTATGTCGCTATTTGTTAAACCTCCCTGGTATATGACTTCTTCTATATATAGTCCGTTGTCACATAGGTACACTTTAGCTAGTGCTGACGGATCGTTAGAAAACCCAAAATCTAAACCAAACGCTACTAGCTA